GCTGATTCGAAGGGCGTTCGGTTCCAGCGCGGGGAGACTGGCCTGCGGGTGTTCTACCTGCCGCCAGGCCACCAGCCGGCGAACCGCGGCGACGGCACGGAGGACGTCGAGCGCATCCTGCGCGGCATCACGCGCTGGCAGTCCATCACGCCGCAGCAGGTGATGGGCCTGGGCTTTGTCGAGCTCGACCCATCGCGGCTGCTCTACGTGCTGCACGAACCGGAAGCCGACAACCCATACGGCACCAGCATGCTGCGGTCAATCGAGTTCGTCAGCCAGATCCTGCTCACGATCCAGAACGCCGCCGGCCAGACCTGGACGCGCTACGGCGACCCGCCGCTGTCGGTGGTCTACAAGACCAGCAGCAAGCAAGCCAGCAACGAAGGCGAGCTCGCGCGGCGAAAGACCGAGATCGCGAAGAATCTCGCGCGCACGATGGACGCCAAGCGCAAGGGCAACAGCGTCGACTTCATCAACGCGGTCGGCAAGGACGACGACATCAAGATCGACATCATCGGCGCTGGCGGCACCGCGCTCGAGATCGAAATGCCGGCGAGGCACATGCTTGAGCAGATCCTCGCCAAGTTCCGCATCCCGTCGTGGATGCTTGGCTTCCAGTGGAACACCAGCGACCGGGCCAGCGACGGCCAGGTCGAGATGGCGCTGGGCGCCGCGAAGGTGCGCTGGGAGGCCCGCCGGCCGTACCTGAACCATCTGATCGCCACGCTGCTGCGCCTGCGCGGCCGCACGTGGCGGCCGGGCGACTGGACGCTGGTGCAGGAGACCCCGAACCTGCGGGACGTCGTCAAGACCGCGCAGGCGGACTTCCTGCGCGCCCAGACGGCCTTCATGCTGGCCAACGCGGGCGTCGACGTGCTCGGCGCCGCTGCCATCCCCGGAGCCGACCCCTTGGGCGGCGGCCAGCCGAAGCACCTGCTGACGCCGGCGCAGGTCAAGGCGATCTTCGCCGCGGTCGAATCCGCCGGCGTGCGCGCGGCCGACGACATCCGCACGCTGATCGACGCCGAGCTGGCCAGCCTGCCGCCGACCGCATGATTTCGCGCGCTGCCCTGCGCCTGGCCTTCGTTCGCGGCGTGCGCGCGGGCCTGAAGGGGGAAGCGCCCGCCACCGCGGGCGAGTCCTGGGCCGAGGATGACCCGGCCCTGCCGCGCCTCGAGGCGCGCACGATCGGTTGGGTGATCGGCCGCTGGCGCCGCCTGCGCGACGACTGCCTCGCGTCGTTGGGGCTGACAGGCGCGAAGGTCGCGTCCAAGGCAGTCGACTCCGGTGCGTTCCGCTTCACGACCGAGGACCTGATCGACCTCATCAGCCGCAGCAACGGCTTCGCCGCCGAGGCTGCCGGCCCCGACGGCCCGCTGATCCGCGCCTTCCTCGCCGCGTGGGCGCGCGGCTGGACGAATGCCGGCCGGCAGCTGCAGGCCAATGACGAGGTCGCCGACGCGCTGGCCGCCGTGCGCGCCAGCATCGCCAGCCGCGGGCTGGAACTGGTGCGCGGCGGCGTCGCGCGCACGTTCCGCGACGGCATCGTCGCCGAGCTCAGCAGCGGCGCGCTGGACGGCATGAATCCCGTCAACGTCGCCGCACACCTGCGCCGCCGATTCGGCGCCGGGGAGTACAACTGGGAACGCCTCGCGCGCACCGAGATCGCCACCGCGCAGAGCGACGGCAAACTGGCGCACTACCGCAGCGCCGGCATCGAGCAGGTCGACTACGTCACCGCCGGAGACGACCGGGTCAGCGCGATATGCCAGGGGCTCGCGGCCCGCGGGCCGTATGCGATCGCCATCGCGCCAGTTCCCGGGCGCGACTCGCACCCGAACTGCCGCTGCACGTTGGTCGCCCGCATCCCCAACTGACGCGCCGAACATCGACGGGCCGACAGGTTCCGATCTTCTCGATACACAGCGCCGGAACCCTGCGGGGCGCAACCGGAGCAGTGCATGGACATCAAGGCGCTGGCGGGCCTCAAGATCGCCGACATCGTCGAGAAGCTCGACGATCTCACCGTCGAGCAGCTCACTGAGCTGCGCGCGATCGAAACCGCCGACAGCAACCGAGTGACGCTCATCGAGCGCATCGACGCGAAGCTGGCCGACGCGACCAAGCAGGCCGTCGCGCCCGCGCCGGCCAAAGCGCAGGCTGGCCTGGAACCGGCCTGGCTCGCCGACGACTACACCGGGCCGCTGACCATCGACCAGGCGCAGGCGCGCCTGGCGAAGCGCCGCGCGGCCCAGGAAGCGGACGGCTGATGGGCGACGGCGCCGGCCAGCGCTCGCTGCCGCTTCCCGCGACCAAGCGATTCTCGCTGGTCGCGAAGGCGGCGTCGTCGACGCCGGACGCCGACATGCTGGCGAAGATCCGCGCCTTCACCCTGCGCGACTTCGCTCCCGAAGAGCTCTACGTGCGCACCTTCGTGCTCGCGCACAACGCGATCGACCGCGACGATGAAGCGTTCGACGAGCCGTTCCTCGACGTGCTGGCCCGGACGCTCCCGGGGAAGGGCGCATTCGAAAAGCATCCGATGTCCTACGGCGGCGATACCGGCCTGCCGGAAGGCCTGTGGTTCGACGCCTACACTCAGCGGATGTCGCAGGCCGAAGCGCGTGCGTTGCTGCGCGAGCCGTCGCTGCAGTTCCCGCCCGACCGCAGCGATGCCGTGCTGCTGATGGCGTCGATGTTCATGCCCGTGATGGCCGAAAACCAGGCCACCCGCACCAAGATCGACGCCGGCATGGGCTTCGTGTCCGTCGGCTTCATTGCCGAAACCCGCACCCCCATCCGCGACGCCAGCGGTCGCGAGCTGCAGGCCCGTCGCATCGGTGGACAGGGCGAAGCCCTGGAAGCCTCCCTCGTCTGGCTCGGCGCCCAACCGGGCGCGCGGGCCGTGAAGTCCGCCCAACCCTCGAAAGGTGACCCCATGGATCTGCAGGCCCTGCTCGACGCCGCGCGCGCCGAAAACACCACGCTGAAGGCCGCGCACGACGCGCTGGCCACGAAGGCCGCGCGCCTCGACACCATCGAGGCCGCCTTCGGCTCCCAGAAGGCGCTGCTCGACAACGTGCCGGCGCTGCTCGGCGCGCTGGCCGACGCGAAGGCCTACCGCGAGCAGCTCGCCGAGGACATCGTCACCGCGCAGCGCGTCGCCGGCCTCATCAAGGCCGACAAGCCGGAGGACGTGGCCGCACTGAAGGCGTCGTTCGAGGCCCTGCCGGTCGCGAACCTCAAGGCCCTGCACGCCAACATTCCGTCGACCAAGGGCGCGCCGCGCATTCCCGGCAGCGACCCGAACGCGGCGACCAGTGGCCTGCCGAATGGCGGCGACACCAAGACCCCCGACCTGATCGCCGGCGTCTTCGGCGCGGCCTGATCCCAACCGACACCCGAAGAGGACACCACCATGGGCCTTCAGATCGTCAGCCCCGGCAACCAGATCAAGACCACCCGCTTCGCGCACACGGGCGCCACCACCAGCAAGGAGCCGGTGGTCGTCAACTCGCGCGTCTACATCCCGCTCAACACTGCTGGCGCGAACGTCGCCAACGAGTTCGCCTACGAAGCCGAGGTCAAGGGCGCCGCGAAGGCCACGGGCGAAGCGTGGGCGGTGGGGCAGGCGATCTACTGGTCGACCGCGAACAGCAACTTCACCACGACGGCGTCCGGCAACACGCTGTGCGGCAACTCACTCGAAACCGCGCCGGCCGGCGATGCGGTCACGCCGCGGTTCCAGTTCAACAGCTTCCGGACGTCGCCGTAAGCGCACGCCCCGACCCCACGGCCAGAGGAACAATCCATGTACGGCAAGATCCCGAACCTGAACCGGCTCCGCAGCCTGCCGGCGGACGAGCAGAAAACCCTGCTGCGCAAGTCCGTGGCCTTCGGCCTGAAGCTGCCGCACATGGCCATCGACCTGCTCGGCGCGCGCGCCGCGCAGATTTTCGTCGACGGCAACAGCAAGATGTCGGGCCAGCGCCCCGCGCTGCCGACGGAAGCCGAGATCAAGCGTTACCTCACGAGCGAGGACGCAGGACAGAAGTGGTTCGGAGGCCAGAAGTGGGCGGCGGCGGTCGACAACCCGCAGCTCACCGACGTCGCCAACGCCATGAACCAGTTCTTCCACGAGATGCCGGCGCTCGACCTCGGTTACCAGGGCGTGTTCGACTTCGTCGACATGCGCGGGTCGAGCGAGACCACGTTCGAGATCATCAACAGCGGCTTCGGCATCACTTGGGAGCGCCGCACCGGCCCGGGCAACATCAAGGTGCAGCGTGAGATCGCCGAAGGCAGCACCGCGGTTTCGTACCTGGAGTACGCCGCGGGCCTCGGCATCGATGACAACTGGTTCCGCTACCAGAAGTTCTACCTGGTCGAGGACGCGGTCCGCGAGTTCCAGGCGAAGTACTTCAGCGTGCACGCGGACGTGCACTACGGGCTCTTCACCGCGCTGGGCGCCGGTGTCAATGTGGCCTTCGCCACCAGCGACCAGCAGACCCTCAACAACGCGGCCGCGTCCATCGCGCGCGCGATGGAGCCGAAGGGCTACGCCAGCGGGTCGCTGCAGTTCGACATCATCACCAGCCCCGAACAGGTGGGGCGCATCCTGCTGATGCTGGAAGCGCGCCAGGGCTCGGCGTTCGTGGCGATGCAGAACCGCCAGCCGATCGCCTGGACGGTGCGCAACGTCATCGCGTCGACGCGCATCACCGCCGGCGACACGGGGTACTACCTGGTGCTGCCGGGCCTGCGCCTCAAGCGGGCCCAGTGGCTCGACCCGACGCTCGAATCCGACCGCGTCGCGTCGGCCGCCGCCACCGACTGGTACGCCCGCGCGCAGTTCAACGCCGCGATCGGCGACTCTGCGCAGGTGCGCCGCGTGCTCTTCGCGTAATCGATCGCAACACCGCACCACCCGCTGGGCTTCGTCGCTGCTGCATTGGGCCGGGAGCGGGCAACCCTCCCGGCCCCTTTGTTCAAGGTCCATCATGGCAGGCAAGGCGCAACCGCAGGACATCGTCGACGAGGGCTTCAGCGAGGCCCTGTTCGGCGCGCCGGCGGGGTTCTTCGACACCTGGCTGCCGCGCCTGCTGCTCGACGCCGAGCTGTGGGCCCGCACGCAGCTCGGGGACGCGGCCTACGACAGCGCCACCCAGACCGCCGGCCCGACCGCGCTGCGCGCGGCGTGGTCGCGGCTGGTGCAGGCCGAGGTCTATTTCACCGTGTCGCGGCTGTGGGAACGCCGGGTCGTCGCGGTCGAAAGCAACGCTGTGCAAGGGCTCGAGGACCCGGGCGCCAACCGCACTGCATACCTCGATCACGCCGAAGCCTATCGCAGCAAGGCGTGGGAATCGCTGCGCGAGGCAGGCGCCCATCTGGGCGTCACCGTTGCCGATGCCTACGAAGGATCCGCGATAAGCGTCGGCCACGTGGAATCCGGCCGCTTCCCGGCCGCGTCCGACCTGGCGGTGACGGCCTGATGCGCGTCAACATCACCAGTACCGCCGCCACACTGGCGCGCCAGTTCCAGGGCTACGCGCGCGCGTGGGACGCGGCCGTGGCCAAGGGCCTGCGTGACATCGCCATAACCGTGGAGCGCGGCGCGACCGAACGCACGTCGGGCCCCGGCAGCGCGCCGCCTGGCGACTACCCGGTGCCGATCCGCCGCGGCAAACTGCGCGGCAGCATCCAGTCCCGCTTCGGCGCCCGCGAATCCATGGTAATCGCCACGGCCGAGTACGCCAGCGCGATCCACAACGGATTCACGCCGTACGGCAATCCGAATGCACGAAAATCGTACATCGGGCGACCGTTCCTGCAAGATGCCGTCGCCGCCGTGGACCCGAACGAGATCATGCTGATCCGGCTCAATAGGGAGCTGCCGGCGTGAGCGTCGAGGCCTTGCACGACGCGCTCGCCGATGCGCTCACCAGCGACGCCACGCTGGTCGCCGCGCTCACCGCGCCGATCAGCGCCGGCGGATGCGGCTTTGCGGAGGCACCGCGCACCGTGCTCAGCAACCGGCCGATGGCCGAAGTGCAGCAGATGCACCAGTCGATGCTGCCTGCGTGGGTCATCGAGCCCGGCAGTGATGAGGCGCAGGCGGACGATGGCGGCGAGTACGGGATCACCATCGGCGGCCAGACGCAGCGATTCCGCCACCCGCTGCTCGTTTCCCTGGTGTGGAAACAGCAGGACCGCGACACTGCCTACCGCCAGCGCCTGCGCATCCCAGCGCTGCTGATCAAGCTGTGCCTGCGCCGCGACACGTTCGGCATCCCCGGATGCGAAGGCACCGCCGTGCGCGCCACCGAACCCGACGCCGCTGCCACCCATCCCTTCCATGTGCTGTCGGTACAGATCGACAGCGTGCTGCACATCAACCGGAGCTGACCATGGGCACCAAGCCTGCCAAGTCCGAATCCGCCGGCTTCGCCGTGATCCTCACCCCCGAGAAGGCCGGCGGCCGCCGTGCGGTGGGCGACATGCTGCCGGGCCGCGAATACACCGTGCCCGCCGCCGAGGCCCTGCGCCTGGTCGCCACCAAGGGCTTCGACTTCGTCAACCCGGCGGACGCCGACGCGGCCAAGGCCGCCGTCTACGCCACCAATAAGGAGGGCTGATCCATGGGCGTGCCCGTCAACGGCCGAGAAACCCGCCTGGCGCTGATCCAGGAAAGCACTTTCAACGTCATCCCCGGCTCGCCGGTCGGTGAGCTGATCTACGTGCGCGGCGACACCGTGCGCGGCAGCACGTCGCGCGTGGTCGACCCGACCATGGCAGGAAACCTGCGCGGCCAGCTCGCCAGCGTGCGCAGCGAACGCAACGTGGCGGGCAACATCCCAGTCACCCTCAACGCGCAGTCGATGTGCGCGCTGCTGCGCAACCTGATCGGCACGCCAACCGCACGGCGGCCGGCGCAGAACGCGACCACGGCTGGCCGCATCACCGGCACCACGATCACCGGCGTCGAGATCCTCGGCTGCAACGTCGCCACGCCGACGGGCACTGGCACGCTCGCGTTCACCGCCGCCGGCACGACGCTGGCGTGGACCGCGCCCAGCGGCACCGCCGGCACGGCCGTCAACGTCAGCGCCGGCGGCTACTTCACCTTGCAGGGCAGCGCGGCCAACACCGAGCTCTACGTGCGCGTCACCGCCGGCGCGCTGCCGGGCAGCAACACCACGGACAACGCGATCACGGTCTACAACGCCTTCGAATACCGATTCGTCGTCGGCGCGGACCTGCCGACTGGCATGATCCTGGAGCGCGACCGCGGCACCAAGATCGGCGGCTCGTCGCGCTATCACCGCCGCACTGGCTGCCGCATGAGCAGTGCCGCGTTCAACCTCGGCGCCAGCGGTATCGCCGAAGGGGACTTCAGCATCGTCGGCGCCGACTTCAGCGACGCGGCGGCCGCGCTGGACACCACGCTGGACGACTTCGGCCACTCCGGTTTCAGCAACCTGGAAGGCACGGTGGTGGTCAACCGCTCCGCGGCGCTCGGCACCTACCAGCAGTTCCAGTGCAACTGGAACAACAACCTTGACACCAACGGTCGCACCATCGGCGGCGGTGGCATCCTCGGCCACCTCGAGGCCGGGCTGGTCGAGGTGTCGGGCAGCCTGCAGGCGCTGTTCGACAGCGCGCAGCTCCTGACCTGGGCCGCGGCCGACACGCCGGTGGCACTGCAGCACCAGTTGCGCAAGGGCAATGGCGGCGGCACTGCGGGCAACGAGTACCTGTGCATCGACATCCCGCGCGCGCTGCTCAGCGAGGACACCGAGCAGATCAATGGGCCGCAGGGCACCACGCTGACCGCGAACTGGTCGGCGTACCGCCAGGCCGGTGCCGAGATCGACGCAGCGATCATCGTGCGCACCACGCGCGCCACCGTCTAACCCAACCACGCCCCGGGGGGCTCATGTTCAAGTTCGCAGAATCCGGCATCGTCGCCTGGCCGACCGAGTTTCCGGTCGACCAGGACGGCATGCCGACGCCGACCAAGGTGCTCGTCCGCTACCGCCCGTTCACCAGGACCGAACTGTTGGCGCTCGACCATGACGGCGCGCGCCGCGGGGCGGTCGACCTGGCCCACGAGCTGGTCAAGCTGGCGCAGCCGCCGGAAGGCGACACAGTTGATGTCCGCCTGGAGGATGCCAAGCGCAAGGCCAAAGCGACGCTCGAAACCGTCGAAGAGGCCGTGGAGCGCAGCCGCATCCGCGAGCGCGAGCGCATCGACCGCGTGCTCAACCGAGTGGTCTCGATCCAGCCACCGGGCGAAGGCGACTTCGTCGAGTTCGCCCCGGGCGAGCTGGCGCGCCAGCTCGAGTTCGAAGTCCTGCTGTCGGCCTACGAACGCGGCCTCATGGAGTGCAGCCGCGCCGCCGTCGCAAAAAACTGATCGCGTGGGCGCGCTGGCAGGCCGGGGCCGCGCCCACGTCGCAACACCCGGCCATCACGGGCTTCAAGCTCTGGGGCGAGGAAGGCACGTGGGGCGACGACATCGGTCCGGACTACTGCGCAAAGGCGTGCGGCGGCAAGCGCTGCGCGCGCTGTCCTGCGCCCACCTTGCTGCCAGAAGCCGCTCCCGCTGCACTGGCCTACAGCGTGGTGCGAACGCAATGGCGCACTGGCGCGGGCGGCCGCACGGGGCTGGACTACACCGCCTGCGCGTGGGTGTGGGCCACGTACCGGCCGCGGCTGGCACTGCCGGCCGATGACGAACTGCTCGAGGGAGTCACGGTGATCGAACACGCCATCCTGCAAGCCGACGTCGAACGCCTGGAGGCCGACCGCGGACACCGCGCGGCGCGTGCGATCGGCAGCGACGACGACACGATCGGAGCCTGACGATGCTTCGACAGGGGCAGGTTGCGGTCAACTTCAAGTCGGATGGGGCGGGTCGGGTCGTCGCCGACCTCAACACCGTGGGCGCCGCTGGCGAAGACGCCGCGAAAAAGATCGACGGCGCAGGCAGCGCCGCGGCGCAAACCGGAAGCCGCTTCCAGGCGCTGGCCGACGTTGCGAAAAATGCGCTGCTCGGCGGTGGGCTGGCGGCCATCGCGACGTTCGTCACGAAGAGCGTCGTCGAGTTCCAGCGACTTGAGCTTCAGGTCACGAGCTTCAGCGGAAGTCTCGCGAACACGCGCAGGCTTTTTGATGAGTTCCGGCAACAGAGCGCCCAGACCAACCTCAACATCACCGAGACCGCGCAGGCCTTCGTCGCGCTGCGCACGCAAGGCATCGAGCCCACGATCGAACGCTACCGCGCGATCGGCAACATCGCCGCGCAAACTGGAAAGAGCGTCACCGAGGTCGCCAACGCATTCGGCCAAGCCGCGCGCGGGCAGTTCAGACAGCTCGCTCAGCTTGGGGCAGCGTTCCGCGAAGAGAACGACCAGATCGTCGCGCAGTTCACCGACGGCTCGACCAAGATCGTCAACAGCACCGAGGATGCGATTGCCGCGTTGGTCCGGCTCGGCAACGTGGACTTCGCTGGCGCCAAGGTCCGGGATGCCAACACGCTCGCCGGGGCTTTCGGCGATCTTCGCATCGCGGCCGAGCAACTTGCAGTCACGCTCGTGACCAATGGCGGAACGGTCGACAACCTCACCAAGTCGATTCAGACGCTGGCAGGATTCGTCGACCGCGTCAACGAATCGGTGCGGGCCGTTCGAAAACTCCGGGAGGAGTCCGGGCGAGCGGCAACAGCGCTCGGGATCATCAACGACGTGCTCGGCGGCAACGTTGCCGGCGCGGTCGAAGGCGCAGGCCGGCTGTTCCGGCTTCGCGGGCCATTGGGGCAGTTCGGCATCGATCCCGCCAGCGTCGGCGGCAGTGTCGCCCCTGGCGTTCGGATCGGCGGTGCGGCCGGCGATGGTGTGGCGCAGACTACGCAACTGAGTGAAGCCACGCGCAAGCTGATCGCCGACCTGGAGAAGCTCACCGAGGTCGAGGGAAAGTCGCGGATCGAAACGCTCGAACTGGCCAAGGCGAAGGCCGTCGCCAAGGCCGCAACGGACGCCGACCGTAAGGCGATCGCCGCAGCGTATGACGAGCTGATTCGTGCTGTTCGAGGAACGGAAGCCCGGAGCAAAGCGGAACGAGACGCCGCTGTGGCAGTGGCCAATCGAGCCAAGGCCGAGCGCGAAGCCGCTCAGGCTGCCGAAGCGAGCGCGCGTGCCACGGCCCAACAGCAGGCCGCCTTGCAACGCCTGCTGGACGAGCTGTACGGCCTGGAGCCAGCCACCGCCGCCTACCGCGACCAGGTCGCCGAGCTGGTGGCCCTGTTCCAGGCCGGCGCGATCGGCGCCGACGAGTTCAGCCAGTTGCTGGCGAAGGCGCAGCAACGGCTTGCCGATGCCGCCGCACGGTCCACCGGCGACCCGGACCGGTATCGGGACATCGCCCGCGAGCAGGTCGACGCCTGGTCGCGGGAATGGGAGAGCGGGATCGGCGCGCTCGCCGACCTGGTTCGCGGCGTCTTCACCGACGCCTTCGGGGCGGCCGGTGCCGAAGCATTCAACATCCTCGACAGCAACCTGCGCCAGATCTTCCAGCGCCGCAACTTCCGGACGACCGGCGACGTGCGCCTGGACAGCCTGCAACTGGGCCGCGGGTTCGAGACCGACCCCAACTTCACTGGCCCGCCGACCGCCCTGGCCAACGACCCGTCGCAGGCGGGCGCGGGGAACGTCAACATCGGCACCACCATCGCACAGGTCGGCGCGGCGCTCGCCCCCGAGCTCGGCAGCCAGATCGGCGGCGGCGGCCGCAACGCGCGGCTCGGCGCGCAGATCGGCCAGGTCGTCGGGTCCATCTTTGGCCCTGTCGGGACAATCGTCGGGTCGATCCTCGGCGGCCTGCTCGGCGGGGCCTTTGACGGCAAGCCGCGCATCACCGTTTCCGGGAACCCCGCCGGCCAGGAACGCACCGGTCGCAGCGCTTTCGGCACGTTCGGCGCATCCACGCGCGACGTCGACATCCCGGTCGCACAGCTCATCGAGGCCGTCACCCGCGTCGATAATGCGCTGGCATCGCTCCTGACCGGGTCGGAGCGCCTCGCCGCAACCGGCGCGCTGCGCAACTTCCGCCAGTCCAGTTCGGGCAACGACCTCTCCATCGAGGAAGTCCTGCGTGCCCGCGTGGCCACGGTCATCCGGACCGTGGAGCCGGCCTTCGCGTCCTTCCTCAACGCCATCGACGACGTCGAGGAGCGGATCCGGCAGTTTGAAGGCCTGCGGGTCATCAAGGATCAGATCGAGGACTTCGATCGGATCGTCGCCGAAGCGCTCGGCGACCCGATCGAGGCCCAGACTGCCCGGTTGGAACGTCTGGTCAACAGTGTTGCCAAGGCGTCCGACCAGCTGGCCGCCGCGATCGACGCACAGGACCTCGCCCAGGCCGCGCAGGCCAGCCAGGACTATCAGCGCGCCATCCTCGAACTCGCGCAGGCGCAGATCGAGACCGCCGTCCAACTCGAGCAGGCGCTGATCGACCTTGACCGCAGCGCGCGCGCCTTCGACCTGAACCTGCTGCAGCGGCTGGCGAACCTGCCGGGTGGCGACCCCGGCGCGGTCATCGGGCAGCTCAACACCAACATCGGCGTCACGCGCGCCAACGTGCTGGGCGCGCGCACGCCCGAACAGGCCTTGGCCGCGCTCAACGAGTTCATCGCCACGGTCGACGCCTGGCTGCAGCAGGCCACCGCCGAAGTGCGCGCCAACCTGCAGGCCCGCCTGACCGCGCTGGACACCGAACGCGACGGCATCCTGGCCATCGCGCAGCTGCGCGCCGACGCCGCCAACGCGCAGGCGCAGGCCGCCGCCGAGCGCGACCGCGCCGCGCTGGACGCGCTCAACGAACAGCTGCGCCTGACACAGCAGTGGGTCGGCGTGCTCGACCGTGCAAACGGCCTGATCGACGAGCTGCGCTTCGGGTCCGCCAACCCGATCGGCCTGCAGGCGCAGTTCGCGAACCTGAGCAGCGAGGCCGACAGCCTCTTCGCGCAGTTCAACGCCGGCACGGGGAACCGCACCGAGATCGCCACCAGGCTGCTGGACATCCTCACGCAGCAGCAGCAGGTCGGCGCGAGCCTGTTCGACCGCCCGTCCGAAGAGTCGGTGGCGCTGTACAACCAGATCCTCGCGCGCATCAACGCCGTGCGCGACGCGGCCGTGCCCGAAGCCGCCCGCGCGCGCCAGCTGCAGGAACAGATCGCCAGCCTGCAGCAGCAAACGGTGAACGCGGTCAACGCGCTCACCGACGCCACGTACTTCCTCACGGCCGAAGAACGCCAGCGGCTGGACGAGATCGAAGACGAGCGCCGCGCCGCCGAGGCCGAGGCGCAGGAAGCCCTCGACGAGATCAATGACCAGGCCCGCGAATACTACGAGTGGGCGCGCACCACCGGCCAGGACCTGCAACGCCAGCAGCGCGACCTGGTGCAAGCCCAGCTCGACACGCTGACCGGCGGCATGGCGGTGCAGGACTTCATCGCGCTCAAGCAGTCCGAGGCGCGCGATGCGCTTTACGCCATCCGCGACGACCTGCGCACGCTGCTCGACAGCATTCGGGTGGTGGGCGCCTTCGTGGGGCCGGGCGGTCCGGGCGGTCCGGGGCGCGGCGGCGGTGGCGGCGAGGGCGCCAGCGCGCCGGCTTCCGTCACCGTCAACACGGGCGACATCGTCGTCACGGTCGGCAGCGGAGACCCGGCCGAAGTCGGAAACGCCGTGCGCCTGGCTTTGCGTGACGAGCTGCCCGTGCTGGCCACCGCGCTGCGGCGTGAACTGCAGACGGCCTGACCATGCCGGCTGTCCGCAACGCCCGCAGTGTCTGCTACCTGTTCCACTTCACGGGCGGCACCATCATCCGTGCAGCCACGCGCGCGGGTCAGCGAGGGGCGCAGTTCAGCGCCGACCTGGTGCGGTTCGTAGAGCCTTCCATCGACTTCGATGCAGGGCGACTCGCCACTGGCCAGCGTTACAACGTGGTCGTCGCAGAGCCCACCGCCACGAAGATCGCCAACGATTATGAACTGTACGACCCCAAGGGCAGCCTGTTCGACGTGGTCATCGAAACCACGGTCGAGTACGAGGACGGCACAACCAGCGTTCTCGAGTACACCGTCAGTGGCAAGTATGTCTCGCACAGCCGCGACCGCAATGGCTTGACCATCGTTTTCGGCGACACGGATGCCGAGATCTTCGACCGCGTCTATCCGTCGGCTCAGTACACCGTCGACGAGTACCCGAACATCGACCCGGCCGGCGCCGGGCAGCCCATCTGTTTCCCGGTCGGCACCGCGCTGAAGCTGCCCTGCCGCTTGCTGGCTACGCAGACGCTGTACGACGGCACCAAACCCGCGCCCGAGTGGCTGTATGGCGTGTGCGAACTGGAGTGGCAGTCCTACAGCATCGTCGCGGTCAACACCAGCACCAAACAGTTCAGCGTGGCAGGCAACCAGACGTCGCAGATCAATGTCGGCGATAGCATCTGGGTCTTCGACCCCAACAGCCGAACGAACGTCACGAACGAAGGCAAGTACACCGTCAGCGCTCGCACGTTCAGCTCGCCGAACACCGTCATCACCGTCAACGAGACCATCAACAGCGCCACGGTCACCAGCAAAATCAACATCCCGCCCAGGGTGCTCAACGTCTACCGCAACGGGCGGCTGGTGAATCCGGTCGAGTACACCGTCGAGGTCCTCGACAACGAAGCAGGCCCGGTGCCGGCGAGCATCGGGGATTTCAGCACGGGGGCTACGGATTGGTCGACCGCAACCGGCGGAACGGGAACTGCCAGCCTCGGCGGCGCGACAGCGTCGATCTCTGGCGACGGCACAGCAACCAACTTCGGCCGCGTGACTTTGCAAACTGGTCGCGGCGCCGGCGTGCAACAGCGCCGGCACCAATACGCCCCGTGGCGCATCACGGTCACCGGCACCGGCGCTGCATGGATGGCGGACACCACACTGGGAAACCCGATTGCAGGCAACGGCACGCTGGTGCGCGCCGGTGCGCCGACGCGCGTGCTGGTTCGCCGCGCCAGCGCCAGCGGCGACCTGCGCTGCTTTTTGGGCACGGGGTCAACCGGCGTCTCCGGCACCAGCCTCACCTTCGACAACTGGTCCATCGAGCAGCCCGCCAAGCCACTGCTGATGATCCGCTTCACGCGCGAGCAGCGCGACCCCGGCGGCGGCCTGTACAACATCGAAGCCGACGTGTTCGGCTACCGCAGCCGCAACGTGGTCGACGAGATCAACCGCATCATCGGCGAAGTGGGCGGAACGTCCGACATCACGACCTTCAGCGCAGCGCAGTCGGTGGCCACGGACCAGAAGATGATCGTCGACTGCGCGCACGGCGGGCGCGGCGTGCGCAAGGTGCGCGCGATCCTCGAAGACCTGCTCTTCGTGGCGCGCGGCATGGTGTATCGCGCGGACGGCAGCGCCTATCGAATCGTCCAGGACACGCCAAAGACCGTGACGGGGAGCTTCAACGAGCTGCAGGGCGACCTCGTCCGTATCGATCGATTCTGGCGCGATGCTTACCCGGACGCGGTCGGCATCCGATACCGGCCCAGCAGCCGTGACCCCAACCAGCTCACCATCACCCGCAAGCGCGTGCCCAACGGGGCTGTGGTCACTGGCACCAATGCTGACCCGGCGCGCGAATGCCCCTACCTCCGCGATCACGAAGCTGCCGATCGGCTGGTGTGGTATCTCAGCGAACGCAGCTACCGCGGCCGCAAGGTGACAGGGCAGATGGCCTTCATCCGACCCGACATCATGTCGGCTTGGAACTTCAGTTCGCGACTGTTTCCCAACCTGTTCTTCGGCAACGTGGTCCTGGCCCGACTGACGCACAAGCCCAGCGGCGTAGAGTTCGAAGGCTGGACGAACCTGGTCGACAACTACGCGCTCGGAACGCTGCCGCCCGACCCGGTCGATGTCTACCAGCCCGACTACAGCCAGACGCCGCCCGCCGCGCCGACCGGCCTGCGCTTCACGGCGGCGATCGGCGGTACGGGCCGCGCGTCGGTCGAGTGCATCCCGCCCGCCGAGAACTGGGCCGAGGTGTGGTTCGTCATCATCCACAACACCAACAACCAGGTTTTCGGGCCGGTGCTGGGCGACTACAACGACACCACGAACCGCGCCAGCACCACGATCGGGGGGCTCACCACCGGCCAGGTGTACAAGTTGCAGGCCTACGCCAAAAACGCCTTCCTCCTGCAAGGCACGATCCAAGGCACCTTCGACAACACCGCCAATGGCGGCGGCCCCGCCGTCACCACCTTCACCGCCTGAGGCCCGCATGCCCGCCAAGATTCACCACACTGTGCGCAACCCAACGGCCATCACGGCCTCCAGCGCCGATCCGAACTTCCCCGCGCTGAACCTGCGCGAGACGCCGATCGACCGCCAGTGGCGCGCGACCGGCGTGGCCTTGCAGAACGTGGACATTGACCTCGGGTCCTCCGTTGCCGTCGCCGCCGTCGCGGTGCAGCACACGAACGCGCCGACGCTCACCGTGTTCGCCGACGCCGCGATCAACCCGCCCACCACGAACCGCGGCACCATCACGCCGGCGACCGACCACACCGGCCGGCGAAAGGGCATCCTCGAGTTCAGCGCGACCGTGCGCTACATTCGTCTGCAGATCCCGGCGTCTTCGGCCGTCGCCGAGGAAAACGGTGTGGCGCTGGGGTACTACTACATCGGCAGCATCTACGTTTTTGGCGCCACGCTCGCGCTGCCGCGCGATCCGCTGTACGGCAGCCGGCTCGAGCACGTCAGCCCGCAGGACAGCACCGACATGCCGAACGGGCAGGTGGTCACAGTGGCGATCGGCCCGACGTTCACGCAGATCAACCTGCAGTTCAGCGCGCAAGCCGGTCAGGACGTCGAGCGCGCCCGCCGCTTGGCGCGACTGGCCCCGTGCTGGCTCGACCTCGACATCGCGTCCGAGCGCTGGCGCCAGTGGCCGGTGCGCAGCCCTGAGCCCCGCGTGAGCCGTGACATCGCGCGCCCCCGCGCCGAGCGCATCGACCTACCGTTCCGCGAGATCGCCTGAACCCCCACGGGCCGACACGTTCCGGCGCGCGCGGTACACCGCCCCCGGCAACCCGGGAGGCCAGGCCCCATGTTCCGCATCGCCGTCGTGATCCTGCTCGCGCTCGCCTGCACAGC